GTTTCGCTCAGCCGAGCGGCCAAATCCTTTTTAGTGGGCATAGCGGTCTCCACAACACCCGACGAGATCACAAGTGACATTCGAAAACTATAGATCAGATTGTCACCTTGTCATCTGCACCTACATGCGAGGATGCTTTAGTTGCAGGATTAGCAAAGTAATCCCCAAGAGATTCGATGGTACGAGCACCCTCAGCTGTATGAAGTACGATCAATCGAGGTACAGCTCCGAGTCGAGAAGAGAAAGAAGGAGAGGGGATAGGCTTTCTAAGCAGGGTCACGAATTACCCCCCTGTTTTATCGATTTTGGTTTGGTTTGCTTAACACATGTCTTAACTAGAGCATTAATAGTCCGATTGAACTTCTCCAAGTCCTTGGTTTGCTGCTCAGTTCTAGGAGGAAGAGGAGCGAAAGGAGTAAACACCTTTTTAATACCGATATAGGTTAATTTACACGATTCAACTCTGCTCTTCTGAATTTCTTGGATCCGTGTGGCATTTTGATCCAATAGATTATGGATACGATTCGAATTATTCCTAACATCAAGAATCACCCAGCTGAATCCAACCAAGACCAAGAAGAAGATAACTGTTAGGATGATAAAAGAGAGCTTAATAGGTCTTATGAACCACCCATCCGTTTTGCGGCGGTGCGGTGTATCATCCATCAGTGTCCTTTTACAAATGGAATGCCAAAGATCTCTAGAAGTAGTACTAACGTAACAATAATCGCTGTGTACACAGGAAGAATCGAGCACACTTTGATTATGTTTTGAACTACCCTCTCTGAATTCGTCAATGGTGCCCCCTGGCTGGGTAACCACTTGAAAGAATGATTCATCATTAATCACCCTTCGTGCTGGATGCCTTTGCCGCTTCATGAACGGTTTTGTAAAGGATCATCCCACCCGCGGCTACGAATCCCGGCCCCGCTTGAACTGCATAACCTGCTAAGCTGAATCCAATTAGTACTAGAGTGGTAACAAGTCCAGCGTAGCGCACGAGGGTAGGAAACGCATGATCCATTTTACCCACGTCAAACTTCACTGGAAGCCTCCATGTGAGTGAAGTTTATTACCAAAGTGTTGTATCGCCAAATCTTCTTACCATTGGACCCCTAGGAAGTAACCTTTCATCCCCATAGTGAATTGCGTTATGTGTTTTAAGTGATGTGGTTATAAGAAAATTTGGATCGATAATCCACTCTTCACCATGCTTAAGATCCTCTAGTGAAATAGGATTCATGTGATGAACAAGAAGTCCTGAATGAATTTCGTATCCCTCAACTCCAAGATCGCAGCCATTATCACGAACTATGACTTGATCTCGTACCGATTTCCATTCGAAGGATCTGTAGAACCGTTGATTGACCCATCTATCAAACCCGAAGGTTGTCCTTCCTACACTTCCTTTTAATTCGAGATAGCGATAGCGATCAATAAAAGCTCCTATTTGACGAAGCTCAGAATATCTCCTAATCTTCGACATCAGTATCAGGAACTTGTAGATCACCGGAATATGACCTCATTGCGGACAGAGCTTCCATGTAAAGCTCCTCGACACGCTTCTGAGATTCGATAGCTTCGATCTTCACACGAGTCAATTCGTTCTCATGCTCAAGTCGCTGTTGTTCAAGACGTTCTCGAGTCGATCCCAACTTTAAAAAATGTGTTATGACTTGAGATGAGGCCGTACCACCCCGAATTTGTTTCTCGGCGAGATCTATAGCTGCAGAAACCATCTCATTTTCTCTACCCTCAGGAGTAGTCGCGGGTTTACGGCGAGTTTCTTTGGCTTCTGAGCTTCTTCGCCTGGCTGGCACGCGACCTCCTTTGCACTTTGTTTGTAGATTTTTTACCCCCGGGGCTATTTTTGGGAGCCGGGCGATGCTAGGGGGGGATTGAAATTTGGGAGTCCCCCCCCTCTCTCGAACTCTCCCAAGTTTTTTTTAAAAATATTTTTTGAAAATTAATTTGAAAATTTAAATTCTTTTACCTTTGAACAGAATGAATACACATGGTTGGCAGGGATGCCATCGGCCACGTCTACTCATTCTTCCTTTTGTTACTCGAAGTCCTAAGGATTCTGTACCAAGAGTTAGCATGCCTTAGCCCTTTGGTTTGGTTTAACTATCGAGATTGATTTAAACTTATCGAACAACATCAGAAGTACGAGAAACTTTGATCCACATACCTGACACGTTCTCAGTAACTATCTCGTTAATCGCATGCTGAATAGCTAATGCTTGATCAGGTTCAGACATTTCACTTGAAACCTTTGCAATACGATCAAGGAAGGATGCAGTATTGTAACCCATGCGGGTGTCATACTCCAACCATTCATCAAACATAGTGAAGGGATCAAATGGATTGTCTACTGTTGTTAGCATGTACTCAACAGGATCAGTAATAGGTTCAGTGCTAAGCTCACTCATTGAGTGCCACCTTGAGTGTGGTCAGGCCAACGCCCAACGCATCCGCTACCTCAGACTGTGTGTAGCCTGAGGCTAGCATGGACTGAGCACGCTGCTTCTTAGTGCTCGTCATCTTGGGTGCATTCTTTGGCATAGCCAGATGCTTAACAGTATCGAGGTCACTATTACTAATGATCTTCTCTAGCTTGTGTGTACTAATGGCACCAGCTTGAATAGCATCCCATTCAGGCTGGGTGATAATGATCTTCGTTTTCTTAGCGCCTGTTCTTAGGCGGGCCTCATTCAAGGCTATCTGTTTTACTTTCTTTACATCAGCAGGTTCCATATGTGGATTAGCCTGCCGTTGTTGAGAGACATGGGTATTTGCTAGAAGCTGGGCTTGTCTTTCGAGGGGGGCATTCTTTAAAGCCAGGTTCAACTTGGCATTCAAAGACCCTACTTCTTTAGCATACACGTTCTTTGCAGAAGGCGAATAGGGTGCACTCTTTGTATGTACTGCTTCTTTCCTTGCTGTATTAGCCAAGGCCTTAAGCGTATTAGAATGCTCAGCATAGATCGCTTCCATTTGTGTACCAGAAGACAGGGTATGTGCATTATCAGCCTCAACAAGGCGCTGAGACTTGACCCTCTTTGGCTCCATGACACCGGTATCTACATAGGTCTTCTTACCTGTAGTGGGGTCAATTACAATCTGTCGCTTTGGAACCAGACGACCCGTCTCTTCAAACACCTTCTTGCCCGTGACCGGATCAATAGGACCCCCTTTTGCAGAAGACCGGGGCTTTCTTTCCGGAACACGGATCTCGGATCTCGCTTTACTGATTAGTGTCGAAGCACCAGCTCGAGATCCACCTTGATACTTCTCCTTCAAACTACGGATGCCATTGTCTTTCTCAGACTGCAAGTAATCAAGACCATGCTTCTCTGCATCAATGACAACCATTGAATGGCGTACAGCACGAGCCAACTCATCAGACTTGGCACCATGAATGGTCATGTCTGTAATGAGATTAGATACCTTGCCCATCTCCTGTTGTTTCCTAGAAGGACTGATCTTAGGAATAGGAGAACCTTCGGGTATCTTGTAAACCTGAGGATCGAACCCCTTCAATCCTTCGAGAGCAGGGGTACTCTTGACTGATCCCTTGTTGTTTGGAATGACTAGTACTGTATCACCATCAAAGTCTGCGCCAGACAAACGTTCAGCAACAGAATGATGAATACCAACAGCATCTTTTGCTGAGGTACCCAAGATACGACGAGCTTCACGATTCTTGTTATTCACCGTCAACTGGGGAATCTCAAAGGTTCCACCATGAGGAAAGCGAATGAGTGCTACCCTTTCGCCATCTCTCATAGTAGGTGCATAGATTTCCCCAGGCTTGATAGATTCGATAGGAAGAAGTACTTTATTTGCTTGTCGTGGTAGATTAGCTGCTTTGAGATGTACTGCTGCTGAATCGGTTGAGTCAGCAAACTTAAGGAGAAGCTCTTTGCGAACAGTCGGATTGGTAAGTGAACTGATCTCTTCGAACTCTCTGAGTCTACGCTCATGAGTCATACTCAACTGCTGCTTAGCAAGCTTAGGACTCTGCTTCGACAGCATCTGAGATGAAAGAGATCGAGACCACTTATCCCAGTTACCTTCTTCATTCACGATGTTCATAGCAGATGATACTTTACCATCAGCCCCATGAATCTGTCGAACGATAGATCCAAACGGGAAGTCAGGATTATCAGACAACAGCTTCATTGCATCTTTCTTGCGTCCTGTATTAGCCTTGTTCGTATTGAACACAAGATCTACACCAGCAGGCAGATCTTCTTTGTAAACTGCCATACCCTTAAGATAGTGTGTTCCATCAACAGAAATACGAACCTGACCATATCGATTAGATCCTAGAGAAAGATCCTTTACACCAGGACGAACATAGATGACACCGTCAGCCTTAGCACCTTCTTTACCATAGGTGATGGCAATCCTTCTCGAGCTGACAGAAATTGGCTCTTGAATGCTATGGTAAGTATGGCCATAGTCATCAGAGTATTCTCTGATCTGCTTGATCTGTCCTCTGTTTCTCTGTACTTCAGAGAGAGAAGTCCCTGGAGGAGCCAGAACCTTAGTTGTCGTATACTTCCCTGTGCCGACCTGTTGTACCTTGATGTTGTGGACTTCGTATCCCTGTTCTTTCAAAACAGCAACAGCAGTGTTGAGATGTGTGCTCGTAACACCGAGCTGACTTTCAACGCCCACACCAACATCAACATACTTCTTCTCATTCACCTGCTTCTTGAGCATATTTGAGGTGACTTGAAGGCTATCGGCTTTGTCTTTTTCACCAGGAGCAAGAAGAGCGCGAACAGAAGATTCATTAAGACCCATACGTTCGCCGATCTTAACGTTCGACCAGCCCTTTTCCTTCAAACGCTGAGCAGTAAGAATCTTGGTCTGCTTCTGCTGAGCAAGAGCAATAGATCGAGCAGCACGAAGCTCGGTTGTAGTGATCCCATAACCTCTAGCAATCTCAGCTTCCGACATGCCATCTCTCTTATGCATTTCAATAGTATCGAGAAAGCTTCTATTACGAGTAGTTTCAGATCCTCCAGATCCCCAAGGATAGCGACCAGAACGACGGAGGATGCCATAATGCGCAAGATGTTCTTCTTGAGTACGAATCACGACATTTCCTCCAATCTATGATGAGAGATAACTTTGTCAAATTCTTGAATTTTTCCCATGATAAATATGATGTCCTCTGGATCAGCATCATAGACAACAACTTCATTGCTTTGGTAGATACGCAGCTCGATCTTAATAGTGAATGGATCGATGTCATATTCAAGACAGAAGAGAGCCGCGTAAACTTCAAGTTGATGTACTGAAGCCTGATACACACCAGTTTTCAAATCATGAATCCTAAGTGTCTTATATCGAAAAGTGATTGTGTCAGCAGTACCAAAGCAATTTTCAGAGTAATACAGAACTTGCTCACAGGTCATTCTATACCGAATGGCATCATTGATGTACAGGCCCACTGTTCCGACAAGATCCGACAGTCTACCTGCTTCAATTTCTCTATGAGCATATTCATGCTGAGCTGTTCCATATGATGCGGCTTGAGCAGCAGTCCATCGTTCAATCAATCTATCAGAATTATAGTGAATCCAATGATATTGACTAGGACTAAGAAACGCGTGCTCGCCTTGGAGGTTCAAATGCTTGTTGAAGCGCACCCAAAACCTCCCTTTCATTCTCAGGATAGATGTAGGCAGCAAATGACATTTCGCTCAAACGTCGAATATAGTGATCCTGATTAGCTTGTGTTGGAGCTGACTCTGATGCTTTGACTTCAAGTGATGCCCAAAACTCTCTATAGAGAAGAATGAGATCGGGCATACCTTGTTGGTACGCAGTATCGGTTTTCATAATCACGCAACCAGGAAACATCTTTCCTAGTTT